GGGTTCTCTCTCAGGACTTTGACGACTTCAAAATTCTCTATACCTCTTTGGAGTCCATATTGATTGTAAACCCCGGCTCTAGTCTTAGATTCTTGCGCTCTTGAATACGCATGTAAACCATGTTGTGAATATGTGAGTCTGTTTGGTTCACAACTTCGAGCCAATAGGACGATTTCCTTGAACGCCGGGTGGTGCTTACAGTTTTCAAGTATTGTGATCGTTCGCAATGCAAAGAAGTCGCTATCACTTATATCCATTGCTTTGAAATCAGTCCATCTTTCTAGATACTTAATTCGATTGAAAGCGCGGTGAGCAGAGTAAACGCCTCCAAAACCACCTTTTCTACTCTTATAGAGCGGATGATAGTATCTCTGTAAAAATACTGCCTCTTGAGTGTCAAACAATTGCGACTTATCTAGGTTAAGTACCAACCCTGCATCTTTGAATCGATTTCTCAATAAGTCTAGATCATCATCAGTGTCAACTAAGTATACTCCGTCATCACCTTGGATTGAACATTTATGTTCATCAGCCTCGCTCACAATATATTGTACGAGGGAGTCCACTGTGTTAGTGAACGATGAGCCGGATGGCACGCCATGTGCACCTTCATACTGTCCGTCAGGCGTCACAATCGGAATAGTTGCAAACCGATTATACAGTTCTACGATACCATCTTGATACTCTGGCCTAAACCAGGATCTAATCAAGTCAAAAGCTTTACCAGATAAGTTCGGGCTTACGCTTGCGTCAAATGCCGAAAAGTCAACACAATAAATGTATTTACTCTTCGAAACCATTAAGCGTGTCATGGCGCTGTCTACAAAATCTGGTCCTAGTAATGCTGATCTAAATGCAAGCTTCTTCTCTTGTACCAGTACTGGTAGAAAGTACTGCTGTTCCCAAATGGTATCAGAGACAGGATATCCCCAAACGTTCCTTGTCTTTCCCTGTTCCTGAGTCCTTGTATATAAAACACAAGGATACACGCCTTTCTGCTTTTCCCACGATTCAATCGCATCTTTGAGGACTAAACCTTTTCTCCTCATGTAAGGTAGGCCTGCAGAGCTGGATTTAAGCAGATTGTTCTTTACAGTCGGGATCGTTGCGGGTCTTAAACCACCCTTGCTAACGGTTGTCCATTCGTCGTAAAGATCCTGATCACTGAAATAATCTAACAAAGAACTCCTTCGATCCTCCCAAGACTTAGCTATTGACCTGGGACCGAATTTAGATCTGTTAGAGTCTTCGATTTCTCGAAGTGTTACAGTTAACATGAACTTAGACAAAACATCTTCTACTCTACCGATGAGTTCGTCGTCAGCGATTTTGTCATAAGCGAAATTTCTTATGACTTCATCTGAACCTTCAGTCACACGTTTGTTGTTAACAGAGAGGCTATTTAATGCAGTCATGGTCAGACTCTCTAACCAGGTAGGCTCTGTGTTAAATTTGAATTTAGTCACTTCTTTCTCC